ACCTCAATCATGCCGACTGTAATCGCCACGATTGAACCAAAAGACAAAATCTCATTCATGAAAATAATTCGTTTAATTTTTTTCTTGTCGCTGGCCCGACAAAGCCAGTGCCTTCAGATAAACCTTCAGGCTTAAGAATATCATCAACGTATTTCTGCTGAAAGTCAACGACTGCTTTTCTTGTGATACCACCAAAATAACCTGTGGAAACTTGAGTTTTTATGAATAATCCTTCGTATTTCAGGCAATCTTGCAAAGCGATAATGTCGGGATCTGTCATGCCGACTTTAAGATCCTTCAGGAATTTATATTTCGGCTTTTCAACTTTTTCAATCAGATCAAGGTTTGAAAGATCTTCAAAATAAGAAGCCCAGTTAATTCTACCATTCTTTAGATCAAACCATTCTTCCGTCAGAATTCTCTGTCCATTGATGCCCCTGTTTTTGCCCCAACTTTCATCAATAATAAAAGCTTTTTTGCCCTGATATAAAGTCCTATCCACAATTGCCACGGCATGATTTAATTGAAATGCCTGATCTGTAATGACCGGCACTTGACGATCCCACTCGGAATAATTGAACCGCATGAAAACCATAACAGGGTGATTTTTATCAACAACAGAAGCAATGGCGTCCATATCATACGGCAAAACAAACCAGTTCTTCATTCTGAAAACTTTTGCAATCGTTTTGTTGGCAGGCGTTCTGTCTGCCGCTTCATTCATCTGTTGTTCAGTCAAGCCTTCCGATGGCATAAAATATTCAAGACTGACGCCATTCTTGATCGCAATGTTATTGACATCAAGAGCATTCATGCCTTCGCCGGGTTTGTTGAACCTCTGTGAATAAATATCCCTTCTTGAAAGATTGATAAATTTCCCTTCTTCGGGGATCTGTTCAATTCCTATGATCTTTGCCACTGCATTTGCAACGCATGATGATCCGCTTTGTTCAAAAATCGGAAACTTTTTCCAGTCTGACTGCGGCTTTTCAACCCAATCAACGACAGGAACTGAAGCGATTTCTTCAAATCGGTAATCTTTCGCCTTTTCTTTAGTCGGCCGCATATCTTCCAAAGCGCCAACCTGAAACTGTTTCTTTTTGAAAATGTTGAAAATCATTTTTTAATTCTTAAAAAACATATAAATAAAACCAATAACATTGACGATCAAAGTGCCTATGATTAAGCGAAAGCCCCATTTCAACCATTCAATGTTCACCTCTTGGCCCACATTGATCTTTTCACCATTGCCGTTTTTCTGATTAAAACTTTTCATAGCAAATTCTTTCAACCATGAAATATCTTTGTGAATGCCACCGATATTCATCGCCGTGTGTTCAAGGTGATTATGAAGTTTCGTGTCAATGTTATCAAGCCTTGAATAAATCGGCCTCACTTTTTCGTCAACAACTCCAGCAAGGATCACCTTCATTGTTTCAATCAGATTTTCATCTTTTTTATCCATACTCTTATTATAGCATGTCAAGAATATGTTGCAGGGCTTCCTGCTGTGGATAAATCATCAACATTTTTTTTCGTCTTTTCCTGAATATCCACAAGCCCTGTCCTGACATTCTCAACAGTCAATTCAATCTTATCCAAATAATAAACGACCTTCGTGATAAGCATGTTTTCCTTCAAAAAATCGTTCAAAGAAGAGCTGAAGTTCAGAAAAGAGCAGGTATCGCCTGGATTGATGCTTTCAATATTATAGCCCCGATTGTCCTCATTGTTATTGTCCATGATTTCACAAATGATCCGAACATCGGGATCTTTGTTTTCGGCAATAAACTTAGTTCCAATCAAATCCGCTGTCGCACTGTCTTCAATGCCGTAATCAATCAGTCTTTCAACTCTTCTGCCATAAACGGCGATTGATCCCGCATCTTCGTAATGCTCATATACAGTGTCGCCATTCCAAATCAGCATGAAGTTCCTGACTTTTTCCATACTTCTTTCAATCCGCAAAGAGCTGAAGTGTTTTCCGAAGATAAATTTATGATCCGCTGTCGTAGATTTTACTTTGAAATTAAGAACATTCTTTTCGTCAAAGAAATAATAATAACCTGAAGGGGCTGACATCTTCGCTTTTTCAATCGCTTCCCGATAAGTCTTTTGTTCAAAAGTAAAATTGATGTTATCACCGACATCAGGAACAGAAGCAGAATTATAAGAAACTTCAGAACTGACAGTTTCGGCAACATACCTCGCCATGATCGCCCTGACAACCAAACCAATATCTGCGGCCGCTGAAGGTGAAGATGTTGAAAGTCCTGCTGATGCTTCGGTGTAAAGTGTCGTCTGTGTTCCATTCTTCAAAATATCCAAAGACAGCTTCGTATAATATCCCAATAAAGTGATGAAAAGCCTTTCCTGTGATCCAGACAAATTAGGCTGAATGTTTGAAATATAGCCACTGTAAATTTTCCTGATCCCTTCTGTTTCAAGAACAGTCTGTTTGTCGGAAACAAAAATCTCAACTTTATTGTTCAAAGCAATATCCCTTCCGATTGCATCAAATTGTCTGCCAATCTCAATCACACATTCGCCAAGTCCGCTGTTGATCTCTTTTTGAAAAGAAACGAACTTTGCGTCAGTCCACGCGTCAATGAACTCACCTGAAGGAGTAAAAACTTTCATTAAAATCTGCTTTTTCATTATAGGTAAGTTTTAGTATAAGAAACTGTTAATTTACAAGAACCTGCCCCTGATTTTCCACCATATAAAACCTTGAATGCCAAAACAGTGCCGGGAACATCGGTGTATGTTGAACCGCTGTCATCAGAATAAGAATAATTGCCTTTTGAGTAAGGCACAACTGTGCCAAAAGGCGTTGAGTTGCCAATCGTATAATAATTTCCTCCGTCAACTCCTGCGGCAGAAGCGACAATCCAGTATTTCGTGTTGGCGCTTAAAGCCCAAAGGTTTGTTGAAGCTTTTTGGACATTGGCCAATGAAGCACCGACATCTGCGGCGGCAATCGTGAATGTTGCATTTGCATCAGCCAAAACCCCTGACGGCTTATTTCCGTTGTCAGTTTCAATCCTGACAGTCATATTGCCGGGGCTTCCAGTCTTTGACAAACCCAAAACTATCTCTCTGAAGGTATCATCTGCTTTCGGAATGATAAAACTCTGGGCTCTTCTGAAAGTCGTTGCCGTGATATTGTTTCCGCTGTGTGCTATTAAGTCAGGCTCTAAACTTTCTTGATTGATCAAAGACCCTGCGCTGACTTTGAGATTGTTTGTGCCAATGTCAAAGTTAGGAAAGATCCCAAAAAAGTCTCTTTCAATCTCAACACTGCTCGTTTCAAAAGTAGCTTTCTTTTCATCACAATAAAAACGGATAATGTCATCAATCTGCCAAGAAGCGTTTTTTGTCAGAACGATCTTCTCGCTGTTATCTGTATTCTTCAACTCTATTCCCTTAACATCTGCGGGCCAGTTTGAACCCTGAAGCTTGATCAGCGGCCTTGCAGGTTTAGATCCAAGCATTGAAAATGATTTCGCCGCGGGGGTTGTTATCGTCAAAACACTTTCGTTCAAAGCAACTGTTGAGCTTGTGTCTTTCCCCTCGCCTGAAGGCACAACAAACTCCGCCGTCCACGGCACAAACAAAAGATTAAAATGATCCCTGTCAAAATCATGCCGGACACAAGTCGCGACATATCTTCGTGTGCCACCCGCCCATGAAATATCAAGATTTTTCTGAACACCCCTGAAAAGATCTTTGAAGGTATCAACCGCCGTTTCAAGATTTGACATTGAAGTCGCCGTCAAAATCCCCTGAAGAACGATCCGTTTCTGTCCATATCTTTCGGCAATAAAAATATCGCCGTCATCTCTTGCCAATGGCATAACAACAATGTCCCTATCGGGAATTGACTCATGTTTAATAAACCTCGGAATGTGGGTTGTGTCTAAAATCTCTGTCGTGTTGAATTTTACTGATGCCATATTATTGACCCGCTGTCATCTTTAATGTTGTTTCACGATTGAAAACATTTTTGATGCTGTTAATAAATTGATTTTTATCCAAGACATCGCCATTGAATGTAAAATTATAACTGTTAGCTGAAGATTTTGAAGAAGGGATCGGTGAAAAGTTTTGTTCCGGTGAAACACTGCCACCCACTCTTGACTGCACTGAATTTTGCCAGCTCTGAATTGCCGTGCCGATTGCAGATCCAACGGGCTGAACAACTTTCCCAATTTGTGCTGTGATCCATTTAATCGCATCAATGATCTCAAAAATCCAGGCCCATTCGCTTTTCATTATTTGTGAAAATGATGATGCCCACCTTTTATTCCACTCTTGTTGAGTTTCAAGCTCTTTTCTAAACCAATCAAGAACAGACTTAAAAGCATTTTTGATCCCTTCCCAAATTGAAACCAACAATGATTTAACCTTGTCCCAATTCACCACCAATAAATAACCTGCGGCAATAATCGCAGTGATTGCCAAAACAATCGGATTTGCGGTAATAAACATCAAAGCAACACCTACGGCTTTTATCGCAGGAATAACGGCAAGCAAAGCCAACCCCAAAGAACCGAGAATGGCAACCAAACCTGCAACTGCTGTCGCGCCAATAATCAACTTTGCCGTCAATTGAGGATTTGCCTTTGTCCATTCGGTGATCTTAATGACTATCGGTGTAATCTTCTCAATCAACATTGTCAAAGCAGGGGCTAACGCATCGCCAATTGCCGCCCTCATGTTGAACATCTGTGTCGCAAGGATCGCCTGTTTTCCTGAAAGCTGTTCTGCGGCTCTTGCGGCATCACCCTGAAATGTTGATGCTTCTTTCAATATCCCATTGAACAAAGCCATTCTGACACCTACATCTGATGAAACTCTACCAAGATCTTGTGCTGAATATCCCGCTTCTCCAAGAATGATTGAAAGGTTTTTTGTAATACCTGCATTGTCAACCATGATTGAATTCTGGTTTTTTATACCCTGTGTTGCCCCTTCAATGGCATCGCCGAATGCCAAAGTCCCCTGCCGGTTGAAAGCGGCGGCGTCCTTAAAACCATTCATCAATTTAATAGCTTCGGGTAAATTAAATCCTGTAGCCAAAAGATTTTTCAAGCTGTTTGACGCAGACTTGACTGACATCAAACCGTCTTTTGCCAAAGAAACAGCGGCATCTTTCGCCTGATCCGCATTCTGACCGAACGCATTCGCAACAGTCGTCAGGCCGATCATGGCATTATTCATTTCGTTTGATGCATCAATGGCCGACTTCATTCCAACGCTTAAGGCGGCAACTGCGGCTGTGCCAACAATGGCCATTTTCTGAAACGCTGGTTTCAAAGCTTCAAGCCTATTCTGAACAGATCCCAAACTGCCTTCAACCTGTTTGAAAGCCTGATCCGCTTTATTCTGTGCGTCAATAACGAATGTTAACTTTTGTGTTTGTTCTGCCATTTCTTTATTTCTCGTGCTTCTTTATCAAGCATCTTTAACACGACATCAAGAAAAAACTGCGGCTGTTTTTGGTAAATCCAATAGTCCCAGCCCATTTCCCGGCAGATGTAGAACATATTGATCAACCGAACATCTGCCTTTACGATTTTTTTTTCGCAATGTCTGAAACTTTTTGAAGAACAAAACTGTAATCGTCAATGTGCATATCAAGAACTTTTTTCAAAACAGCATCTTCAGATCCGTCAATTGAAACAACAACATTCTCAATTGCACGGTGATTTGACTCATCAACAGCTTTTGCGTCAAACTTATCAATCTCTGCCCCTTGTGGCCCGATGTTCTTAACGGAAACAGCAGACATCAAAGGCTGATTGATACTTTCATACTCGCCGCCCGTGATCCACTCATAAAGAACAACCTTTATGTTTTGAACAGGGGTGGTTATCTCAATTGTTTGCCTATTTTCTTTCATGGTTTTTTATTTTTAATAAGTTGAAGTTTCATTGACCAGTTCAACTGTCAAAGCTAAAGCGTCTGAAACGTCATAAAGAGCCTTTAAGTTCTGTTCGTCCATGATGTATTCGCCAACATTCAACGGCTCTTCATTATCAATCAGCTTCGCATTGTGCAAAGCGAAAGTTAATTTGTTGTTTGTCGGAGTGGCAATGTTGATCATTTCGCCCATGAAGATAAAGCAGATCCCCTGCTTGATCAACTGAAGCCATTTCTGGTGCTGTTCAGGTGTTTCAAACAGTTTCTTAATCATGACATCACAGGACTTAAACTGCGGCAATAATTTGACGGGATCTCTGTAATTCGTGGTTGGTGCGGCCAAAAGATTGTTTTTGAAAGTGATGCCGAATTCATGAATTGGAGTAGCAGTCGCTTTTGATCCTGCGGCTGTCGTGGCAAGAGCTTTTGTCGCCCCGAAACCAACTCTGACATCTCCGAAGAAAAAAGGTTTTTGAAGAGTTGATCTTGAAATCGTCTGTTTCTTCAAATAGACCAAAGTTCCTGCATCGTGGCTGTTGGTGACTGGCGCTGACAAAGTGATCTCATATCCGTTTGCATCAATAGAACTGATCGTTTTTGTTTCTTCATTGACTGTGCCTGGCTCAAAAACCAATTGATCAGTGGCCGCCAAACCTCTGTTCGGCTCTAAATCATATTCCTGCGAAAACTGAACAATTGTATCTGAAGCGCCGACAAGAGCGGATAAAGTTTTCATAACTGAAACCTGTCCCATAGCTCTGACATCAGCTTCAATCTTCAATTTCGCTTCCTCAAACAACAATCGCAATTCATCACCTTTCACGCCGAAGAACCTTTGAGCATAATCGCCTTTTGGAAATTCAACAGTATAGGTTGAAGGATTTTCAACAGTGAAGGGGTGTGTGTAGCCGTCCCCCGCCGATCCCGTGGTAGTTCCTTTCTTCAAAAACATATTCAGGAAATGACCAAGAGTGTCGGGATCACCCCAAACTTTGATCGTTCCCGCATGGGATCTTTCACCCTGCGACAGATCCAATGCTTCAAAATCCGTGCCATACATTCGCCTGTCAGGAGTGTGGTTTGGATTTGTTTTTAATTCAACCGACTCAAGCGGAAGAAAAACTGTCGGCTTGACTACAACGCCTTCAATCGTTTCCTCTTTGATCGCCAAATAACTTAAATCTGCAATGTAATTTGCCATGTTTATTTGTTATCTTTTTTAATTTCTTCTTTAACTTTGCCGACAACCTCTTCAAAGTTAGCATTATTTATATCTTTTTCCGTTTCAATCACTTCATTTGGCTTTACAAAACCGAAGCCGTCTAAAGCCAATTCACAACCGGAAATGTTTTTATATTTTTTCTTCATGTTTTTATTATGAATAATTGTTGACCAAATCGTTTAATTGAACAGTGAACCTTGCAAAATTGAATGTGCCATTTCTTGAAGTGAAATCAAGTGAAACATCAACAACAATCACCCTCATGACAACCCCGCCCAACTGCGGATCTTGATCAAAAGACTGAATGACACGATCCACTACTGTGCGAAGATTTGTTGCGGCTTCAGATTTTGTTTTCCCTGCCTTTGACTGCTCTTGATAAAGGAAAATATCAAAAGTGAAGGCCCTTTCAATTCTCTGCGTGTCAATGACCTGACCTGCACCCCCTTTGTCTAAAATCACCGCACAAGGATAACCCTCAAACTCATTCTCGCCATAAGCATAAACATTTTTGAAGATCGCATTGTCGTCGTCATCAAGCAATCCCTCAAGTTTTGTTTTCAAAAGTCCAATCAGATTTGCGTAGGTTTGAGTCATAATCTATTATAGCACAATTTTACTGTCAATATCTCAATGAAGCGATCTTTTCCATTGACTGCATGAAAAATCGCTGAATTTGAGCAATACTTCTTTCAACCGCCCTTCGCAAGAAAGGCTGTGCGGCCGTGCCCGGATGCCTGACGACTTTCCCGAAAAACTGCCCTGTTCTTCTGTTCGCCAAAACTTGCTTATTCCTGATCCTGATCGTGTGCGGCTTCGTCCCTTCATGGACGAAAATCGCATAACCGGCCCAAGCAACCACCTTTCCGATCAGACCTGAAACTTGAGACCTGATTGACTGCCTCAAATTGCCGCCACCTGACTGTTTATTAACAGGGGCATTCCTGATCGTCTCACCCTGAACAAGCATGACAGACTTTTTAATGGCATTTGAGAATTCCCTGAAACTCTGTTCGGGGTATCGTTTCAAAGAAGATCGCATGCTGTCAATCTGTTTCCCGACATCAATTGAAATCTGAATGGACATTTAATCATTATAAAGTCTAATTCTTAATTCCATGTGTGTTGAAAGACCCAACCATGTCTTAAAATCTTCAACACCAACAACCTTGTAAGAAGTCGTGCCGTCAACGATCAAATCGCCTTCCTGAATATCCAAGACCGAACAAAACATCAAAAAATCTTTTCCGAAGCCACCTTGCAAATCCTCGCCAAAACTGTCTTCAAGCGGCTGGATCATACAGGCAACATCTGTCAAAAAATCCTGATAATCTTCTTTTTCAGTTTCTGTGATTGCAGTCAGCCTTTTCGTCTTTACTGTTTTGTTAAACTGATTTCTCAATGGATCGTAAATCATGTTCAGAATGTTATTTTTCTCAACATATCAAGCATTTTGTTGGCACGATCAAAGTCCTGCCATTGCTTATCGTCTTTATAAGAAACAGTATATCTGCCAACACTGATTGAAGAAACTTCGCCTTCTGCGTTCAAAGAATAATTGATGATGCCGGAAACAAAAACTGTGGCAATGAATTTTATCTGATCAGGCACAGCGACAGAATAACCCCACTTTGCCGTAATCTGAACATTCTGCAATCCTTCGGGAAAGACAGAATATCTTAAAGAGATTTTATTTTTCGGCAATGTGTTTGAAGGATAGACCAAATAATCACCTGCGACGATTTCCGTCAGCGGTGCTTCTTCACCATATTCAACTTTTGTGATTTCAACACAATCATCAATCAAAACAGATCCTTTGCCTGTGCCATCAAACTTTCTCGCCGAAGCGGTGGCGGCGGCAACAAAATTTCTTCCTGTGTAGGTATCAATGTAGCTTTCAATTTCAGCAATCCATTGAGTGATCTGATCATAAAACGAACTGTCAATTGTGATCAGCAAATAATTTTCAACCTCTTGACGATTGGTATAATTTTTCATCTTAGTATTTTATTATTTTTGTAAATTTCTTATTGTTGCATGGTTGACAAAGTGGTTGGATATTTTCTATAAAATCAGATCCTCTGCTTTCCTCTTTTATCCATATCTATATTATAACTTAATTTTTAGCTTCCGACCAGTCGCTGATACGGACTGTTTTTTCTTGAATAGGGGCTTGCTTTCCTATGGTAAGGATAAACTCTGACAACATATCGTAAAGACTTTGTGATTGATCTGTTCACCCGAACAGCATATCTCAAGTTTTTTGTGATTGCAGGGCTGATTTCAACCGAGTAAGTCAGTGTCTTTTGTATCAAAATAGAATTGACAATCCTATAAATCAATTGCCTTTGCAATGTTGAAACAGTCAAGATCAAATAGCGAAGCGATTTTTGGATCGGTGCTTGTGGACTGACAACATGATAAACAAGGCTTTTTTGGATTAACTGTCCTGATTTAATAATAGAATATCTTAAAGACTTCTGTAATATCATGCCCGAATTCAGGATCGTGTATTTCAAAACTTTCGTGATTGAAACAGACGACACAATGACATATCGCAAACTTTTATTGATTAACTGTTCTATCTTAACGGTATAAACCAAGTCTTTGCTGATCAAATTCTCTTTGACAATTTTATAAACCAAAGATTTTTGAATGGTTGCTGGGATTGTCAAAATCGCATACTGCAAATTCTTCGTTATAGACTGCGTTGAACGAACTGCATATTGAAGGGATTTTTGAATGGTAATTACGGGCCTGACAACATACTGTAAAGATTTTTGAATGGTGCTTGCGACGAGGATATAATAAGTCAACGACTTCTGAATGGCCGCAGGAAAAACAAGCAATGTATATTTAAGCTGTTTTGTGATCGTTGAAGCTTTGACAACAGCATAGATCAACCCCTTTCCAATTGTTGAAGATGTCAAAATCCTATAGGCCAGATCCTTCTGAATAAGTTTTCCTGCGTTTAATACGGCATACTTGAGCGATTTCGTGATTGAGATTGGCAGGAACACGACATATTTCAATGATTTCTGAATGACTGACGAAGATCTGACTGCATAAACCAAAGACTTTTGGACCAATCTTTCTTTCCTAACAAGATATTGCAATCCTTTTTCAATCACAGCAGGCGTTGTCTTAACCGTATACTTCAAAGACTTCTGAGCTGTCGTTGATTTTCTAACCGCATAAGCAAGAGATTTTTGAATTGCTGAAGCGGAAACTTTAACGGCATATCGCAAAGATTTTGTTATTGATTTGGTTAACCTTACTGAATAGCTAAGAGCTTTCTGGATCGCTGCCGGAGATGTCAGCACGGTATACTTAAGATTTTTCTGTATTGTTGTCGGCAACTTGATAGCATACTTGAGCGATTTCTGTATGGCCGCGGGGAAGGTGATGATCTGATAGCTCAGCGATTTTTGAATAGTCGCAGGGGTTGTCTTAACAGTATATTTCAGGCTTTTGGTGATTGCTGAAACCGCGGCCGTAACAGTGTATTTCAATGATTTAGTGATCGTGGAAGGCGTTGTTTTGACAGTGTATTTAAGGGATTTTTGAACTGTGTATGGGATTGGTTCAGCCGCTGCCTTAATAGCCACAGCAACCGTAGCCCATCCTTGACCCTGACTGATAGACCAACTCATTGTCACGGAACCAGCAGTTGCCTTTGGTTCTGTGCTAACTAAGGCACTACCCTTAAAACCAGAGTATTGAAATAAAGTATCAAGTCTTTCTGTCTGGTTTGCTCCAGCTGTAGCCCCTGCGGTCTGTCGCCTTGCAGTGACACCGTCAACAACCAATGCATTTGCATTTATTGTAGTGACATCAACAGTTGGTGTTCCATCCGTCCCAATAGCAGAAGCACTGGCTTCAACACAGTCTGTTTGGTCAACCCCAGTAAAAGAAATGACGGAAATAACGCAGCTATCCGCGCTTGCCCCTGATAAAGAACCGACTGCATTGTTCGCCCCTAAAGCAGGATTTGTCTTTTTGTAGGCGTAAGTTCTGGCGGCGTCTGAATTGACTGCAGATGTAATATCTGACAAGGCTGCTCCTGCGTAAGTGAAACCAACACCGGAAACGGCAGTATCAAAAACATGAATGAAACCAATTAAACCCCTATTTGATCCCGAGTTAGTATGTGAAACTGTAATTGTTGTTCCGCTTGATCCACCTTGAGCCGTAGCGTTATCATAAGAAATAGCTCCTACAAACCAACCATATTGACTTGAATAACCAAACTTTATTGAAGCAAAAATCATCAAAATGCTAAAAGCCCTTGATGGATTGGGCCCTAACTGTCTGCCAAACAACTCTTCAAATCTTCTTGACCAAAATTCAACCTGCTGTTTATCAAATGTTTGCAGATAATGCATCAACAATACTCGCAGACTGAAAAATTGGTGCCGAACAATGATCTTTCCATATTTACTCCCACGAATTTGTGTAATGTTATCAACAAAAACCTTGTCTTTAGGCGGAAAGAAGAAATCTCTGACAAACTGCAAAAACCGTCCGGCTTTCACCAGCGGCCTGTTAGCCCAAGCTTCAAACTTCAGTCTTTTAAGTTCTCTCGGATCTATCATTTTTGTTCAAGATTAAAAAGCGTCAAATCAATATTATCTTCAGGACTGACAACGATCCTGTCATTCGGCAAAACATAATAAAAGCATTGTTTGTTTCCGAATGTGAAGCCGAACATATAAATCCTAAAGGCAAATTCGTCATAACCTGCTGGTCTGATATTTCTGTATTTGTGGATCAGCTTCATCTTTGACCCGTCCTCTCTCTGATTTTGGAATGGCAGATAGATTATTTTTGACATCTTTGAAAAATCTTTTTTCTTCTGCCATTCTGTAAAATTGTAAAGGCAAGCCATTTTCACCTGATCCTGATCAATTTCACCGATTTGATGAAACCTACCTGAATTGTCAAACTGGTGAAGTTCGGTGTCGTCTTTATAAATCACGCCCCAAACCCACCTTTCAATCTTCACTTCTTCTTTTTCCCCTTCCTTCTCAAAATAGTATTTCATAATTTTAATTGAAAAAATCCTGGCTATCACGCCAAGATCTTTTCTTGGCATTGAGTTGCCCCGCAAGTGCATTGAATTGCACAGGTTAATTTTTATTTGCGAGCTTCACCACGCTTCAAAGCGGCTTCGGAAATCTTGATAAACTGTTCGCCCAAGTTTTCAGGCTGTGTCGGTTTGAAACCGCTGACACAGACATGATCAAGATATTCCTTTTCCGTCTTGAATGACTTTTCGCACTGTCCGCACTTATGCTGTTTCATCATATTGGTAATTCATTGTGCTTGTTGATCCTGCTACATCGGCGACATTCGTCTTGATGATGTGATTAAGATAATCCGAGTAGCCTGTAGCTGTCAAAGCACCTGTTAATGATCCACCAATTCCCAAGTTCGCGGCGGCAGGATCTGCTGATGGCATTGTTTGAGTTGAAGTCGCCGCTTCTGTCGTGTCTGGTGTCGCATAAGCCAAAGCACCTGCATAAGATGAAGTCCTTGCGTTCGTCAGATGTGTGGCAGAACCGCCTAAAGCGCCAGTCCGCCAAACTTGAAGATTGTCAATCTTTGAAGAACCTCCCATTGCCGTGACATGAAACCTTTGAAACTTCTCAAAAGTGTTATTGCCTGGCGTAACTGGGTAAACGACTGGATCTAAACTTGCGGCATCAACATTACCCATATTGGCATTTGTGATGTTATGGGTTATTGTTTCGCCCGCCCCGTTTGACTCGCAAATTTCCATTGTTGCAGCCATTGATTTTTTTGACTTTAATTTTTTTAGCCTTGTCCGACTTGTTAAGGCTTTGTTTTATCATTTTGTCTTTATAAATTGACAGCATGATTTTTTGATGAGGATCTGGCATGGCGACCTGTAAAGATCGCCAATGCCAAACCCCCAAAGATTTAGGAAGCCGCACCAGTCTTCAAAACAGTCACGGCAGTAGGAAGGGCTAAAACATAACCAACCCTCTCAACAACTCTGATACCAATCATATCCTGTTGAGCAAGATTGATGACAGTTTGACCGTCAGTGTCGGTGATTGTCGCCTGATCCAAGAGCATAACTCTCATTTCTTGCTTATCACCCAACACGGCGGCTTTCTGCAAATTGCCGAAAAGCACGAAAGTTTTTGAAGCGGCTGTCGCAGTAATGCCAGGAAAAGCATCGCAAGTGACCACCGGATAATTCCAAACAGTCGCTGGCAATCCGCCACCAGGATTTTGATAGATGTATTGATTGCTGGTGTCTTTCAATTTCCGAATGACTGACAGGATTGTTCTATTCATGTAGAACTTTGAACCTTGCAACATACCTGAAGGAGTCTTGTCAATCATGTCCAAGAGATCGTCAGCAGTCATAGCTGAAAATCCTTCGCCAGTTCCCATGTTCACAACATTGACTGATCCATTGTTCAGAATACCAGTCCACGGTGAACCAGTGCCTGCAAAGAAAGCATCATCTTCAGCTTTGGAAATCGCTTCGGCAAACAAAGTCGCAATCAATTGTGTCAAGTTAATGGCACTATCCTCTAACAGTTCTTCAGTCAAAGGAACAATGGCAGCCAACTTTTTCAATGTTTGATTGACAAGTCCGAAAAGCGGCTGAACGCTTGGCTTTTCCGCACCTTCATTGACCCAAGAAACAGAAACTGAAGTGCCGAGAGTCGGGATCTGTCTTGTATTGCCCGGACCGGTGAAAGGAAGATAACGCATTTCCTTTCTCGCAACGCCGTATTCACCTGCGGCAATCCTCAAGATCTCTTTCTGCAATTCAGTCGGGATCAAATAACCTGCTTTCGGAGTGTCGCTTGAAGAAGTCGTCAAAGCCTTAAGAGTGACGGTATCTCTTGCAACCAAAGCCTGCAAGAATTTTCTGGTGACATCTCTGTTAGGATCTTCGGCTGGCTTGCCCGTTTCAATGGCTTTCTTCCGCATGGCGGCCGCGCCTGAAAGGAATTTGCTGATGAGTTGAGTTGAGATCTCATCAACTTTCTTTTGCACAATGTCTTTGGCGGCTTCGGCGATCAAGGCTTTTACACCTTCTTCGTCAAGACCCAAAACATCGGCAAACTTTTCTTTGTCATCTTCTGACAATTCCGC